GGTATAATTGATTTGGGCTTCAGTGCAGGCTCGACAACTCCTTCGCCAGCCACAGATTGTCCAGCAGAAACGCCAGCTCCTCCCACTGGTCCTCCTCCAACATCTGCAAGTGGTCCGGTAGGTTCTGCATCGGCATCTGTTCCGCCAGCACCTGAAACGCCAAGCTCACTTCCTCCAACGTCAAGTTTTTCAGCAACATCGGGTTCCTCCGTTGACTCAATATCTGCTTTGGCCCTATCTCGTTCGGCCACTGCTTGCTCGATAGCCTCTAGTGGGGCAGCACCAATTTGCATAATTTCAGCAGCGCGTGCACGTATAACAGGGTCTTGTGCTTCCGGCATACCCGTGGCTTCGATATCAGCCTCAAAGCCTTCTAGGTCTGCAGCAAGTTCTTCATCTGTAGCAATAGGACCCGGTGCGGATTGTCCCGGTATACCACCGGCACCACCAAGGACGCCACCTGCCAGAGCTTCAAATGCAGCCTGACCAGCCACACCAGCCATAAGGTCGGTCTCATAACCTGCGCGTTGCTGGGCGATATTTTGTGCGAACCGTTCTTGGCCAGCCTGAGCAGCTTCAGGTACAGCTTCTGCCCCTGCACCCGTAGCCACACGCCGTGCAATACCTCGTGCAGCTTCTTTCTTAACCTCACCTTCAACGATATCTTCAATCGCATTTTTAGCGATTGCTCGGCCAAGTACCTTATCGAAGCCTGTAGCGCCAGCAATGGCACCCAACGCACCGGCTAGACCGATTTGGTCAAGGTTTTTACCTCCGTAAGCTTGCGCTTCTTCGGCCATAATTTTTGCTTCGGCGTCGGGCACGCCAGCTTCTTTTGCACGTGCGTACACGGCATCACTGATAGCGCCCTTAACATTACCCGCACCGGATAAAGCACCAAGACCAAAAGCAAGTCCGGTACCTCCTACCCTAGCGGCAGCGGCAAACGGAACCGCAGAACCTACGACGTTGGCAAGCGTGTCGAGCGGATTAACAGTGAATGATTTCGCCGCAGCTTTAACTTCTTCCCAAATACCCTTACCTTCTGCGGCCTTACGGATAGCAGCGGCAGTCTTCTCGTCTTCTCGTGACTGGGCAGATGTTAGGCTTTCTGCATACTCACCTATGGTCTCAAATAAATTGGAAGCCATGTTGTCGGCACCGAAGGCGTCAGTAAAGGTCTTACCCGTACTGGCCAATCCAGAGGCAACATTGAGCGGAGTGTCCGCAACAGCAGCCAACAGCCCACCGACCACGGGGATTTTCTCAAGAAGGTTCTCTTCTTCCTTTGGGCCTTGGGGTCCACCACCGCCAGCTTGCTGACGGACAAACGCAAATATTTCATCCGGGCTAGCTGTGGCAGCGGCGCGAACGTCGTAAATACGCCCGTTATATTGGACAGAATAAATCCGGTCGGGCATGTCTTACCTCACTATACTGGTCGAGAACCTAATAGTACAGGTTGTTGCCCTCCTGCGCCACCCGTTTGTGGGGTGACACCGACAAGTCCTTCCATACCTGATTGGCTACCGCCAAGAAGATTTAACTTTTGCGCCTGCTGCATCGCTTCAAGTTCGCTCATTCCCGGATTTGCCGCCAAAACAGCGCCTATAATACGGTCAAACTTATCAGGGTTCGAGGCACGGAACTGAGCAGCTGCAATAGTAGCTGCCCGGTCCTTCTCGTTTTCGCTGACCGTAGTGCTAAGCTGCTTCTCTTGGAATGCTAACGTACGTTCAGCTTGCTCTGCTGTTACGCCAAGCTTGTGGGCGTCCATACCAAATTCAAGAGCAGCAATAGCGGTCTTACGGTCGAGTTCTTCGTACGCCATAAGGCTACGGATAGCTTCGTTCTTGGCAGCTTTTTGTTCTTTCTTCGAGGCTCCACGAGCTGCCATGTAGGTTGCCCCCGCTTTTGCGATAGACGCAGCCAAGGGTCCGGTTTCACCCATTAATGTGAAACCAGCCTGCATCATGGCTTCGGCCTCACCCAGCTTTGCCTGTTCTTCTCGATATTCAGGGTCAAGCTCCCTACGCATCTCTGCTTTTGCAAACTCAAGCTCTTCACGAGGAAGGTCACCAAACATGCTCTTTCCGAACGCAATCTGGTCCTCAAGGGACATACCCCGACCCGCGAATGTGTTAGTATCTACTTCACGAGGGATAGGAGCAGCTGAACGCTTACCGCCCGGTTCTGTGTGCACGTGGTCGAAATGGCCCTTGCTGTTGTAAATAACATCGTGGCCGGGACCTAATATACTTTTTATTTTGTCCCCAAACTCGGTTAGCGACATACCCGGTGGAGGTACAAAGTCACGCGCTTGGTCGGTCATATGGAAACTATTAGGGTTACCACCTACCTGTGCATTTTTGGCAGCGCTCCTCTGGCGACTTGTTACAATCGTTCCGGGTATAGCCGCCAGCACTAACCTTTCTTGGCGCTGACCATCTGTTTCTCTGGGTGCACCGCCAGCAGCAAACGCAACTAATCCACCACCTGCATAGCCGTCATCAAAGCCGCCATTGCTTGGCTCGTCGAACATACCATCAGGCACAGGGACATCAGACAGCCCACCACCAGCATAAGTGGATACCATGCCGCCTTCAGCCATCATCGGCATTTCACCCTGCGGAGCAGGCATTTCTTGCGGGGGAGGCGCACCCATCTCAGGTGGAGGACCCATAGGCGGCATAGCTGCAGCTTGCGGCGTAGCACCAAGACCCGCAGGAGGAGCGGGAGGAGCGGGAGGAGCCGGAGGCGCAAATGTCTGTTGGGCTACCGTTTGTTGAGGAGCAGCTTCTTGCTGTGCAGCGGAGCGCATGCGGTCAATAAACATACCCGCCAATGTGCCAACCGTAGGGTCAAGGACGCCCATCTGCATGGCTTCAGCAATCTTCTGTTTGTTGCCGCCGTAGTCCTTAGCAACCTGCTCCGGGGACTGCATGCTGAATGGTTTAGTCTCCATGATTACCCTCCCCGAAACGTATTATACATGCCAGCCGCAGCAAGACCACCACCTAATAGTGTCTGCCCTATGCCCGGTGACGGAGCACTTGATGTCTGTGTAGTTTGCGTGGCTTGAGGCACACCGCTCATAAGGTTACCATAACGCTGCAGCTGCATGTACGGATAATCGCGCTGATACAAGAAATCCTGATAGTCAAGGTCACGCATATATTGACCAAGAGCTTGCTGCTGGGCCGCTGTGGAAGTCTGCAAACCGTAGCGTGCCAAGTCTGCCTGTTGGTTAGCCGAACCGATGTTCGTCATGGTCTGCCCGAACTGACCCATCTGCCCAAAAGCGGCTAGTCCTTGCCCTGCACCAAACTGACGCGACTGCTCGCCCATACGTTGACGCTCTAGGTCTGCAGTCTGGTTTGCCCGAAGAGCTTCAAGTCCAGTGGTTGCACCTAGACGTTGCGTTTCAAGTGCAGCGTTAAGGTTCTGCTGTCCGACCTGTAGTCCCGTTTGCTGGTTAGCTAATGCGGCACGTAGTGCGTTTTCAGCGTTCATACCCTGTGCTTGGAACCGCTGTGCTTGGTTGTTGACCCGCGCCTGCTGCTCATTTGACAAGTTAGCCAGCGCCATACGCGAGCCGATATCCGCACCGAGACCCTGAACATTTAGCGCAGCAGCTTGGTTCTGTTGCGCCGTAGTCATACCCGCTGTGCGGTCACGCTCAAACTGAGCTTGTGCGTTCTCAAACGCAGACTGCATACCACGGGCTTGGATATCGCCCATCTGCTGGCCGAGATTGCGCTCACGCTCCATAGAAGCAAGAAGCTGACGGCTACCACCATAGGTGCCCTGACGGGCCGCACCAAGGTCTTGCGCAACCTGCCCACGACGTGCGCTTGTAACGGCTTCGCGCATCTGTGGTTCCAGCGCCTGCTGGATAAACGGCGACATATACTGCTGAGCCTGCGTAGACCCAAACATCTGCGGACCCTGCATCTGGAAGTAGTTAAGGCTGGGATTGTAGTTCGATTGCGCAGAGCGCATATCCTGCGAATTTACTTGTTGCGATTGTACGTTAGCTGGCCCCTGCATGCTGTACTGCTGGAGATTAGGCATGCCAATCTGTTGGGCGTTAAACTGGCCCGGGTTGTACTGCGCATTGGCAAGTGTGCCTTGCGCTGCCGTATTTAGGAAATTGGTAGCTTGACCGAACTGACCCGGCGTCTGCATCCCAGCAATCTGCCGCTGAAGGTTTTGCTGGTCCTGCGTAAACCCTTCTACACGGTCGCGGTCATAGATAGGCGTCCGAGTATTCAGAAGCCCCTGCGCGTTGTGCATAAGGGTGTTGTAAAAAGGCTGCTGCGCCGCACCGATATTCGATGTGGTCTGAATAACATTTTGAGTAGTAGTTTTAGACATTACAAATCATCCTAGTCCACGACGCAGTTTGGTATCTTGTCCACGCTTTGCTTTCTTGCGGGCCGCGTGTGCCTTGTTCATAAGCGAGTATAGTTTAGCAGTACCGCGTTTGCTACTGCCTTTTCCTAGGCGTTTAACTGCTTCTGGGGAGAATAACACTTCGTCACGGGCAACACGTGCTTCTTGCCTACCACCGATACTTGCGCGTATCGAGTCACTCACTCCGTCACCGGGTCCTTGCAGTGGCTGTCCGCCCATACGGGATAAAAACTCCATGCCAGCATTGCTGCTGCCGTTACCAAGTTCAGATACAGTGCGTGCATCGACTACAAAAGAGCCGTTGCGCATATTCACCGGGCCACCAACGGCGTAGCCTTCTTCTTCGGGGTCAACGCCGCCCATATAGGTAACAGGTACAAAGTCGTACATGTTCTGGCCCTTCTTGGCGTTCGGGTTATACCTCGGCTGCATAATCTGCGTACCGCGTGCTGTGTGGGAACCGGGCTGCACTACCTGACCCATAGTGTTATAAATTTCAGGCATGTCTATTTCAAAGTGTCGGCGCTGCCTGCCTGTCACCGGACCATCAGGGTCTAAAATCTGCTTGCGCTCCTGCGCATAATACGGACCTTGGTAGGAGTTATCTATCTGACCGCTTGGCCCTGCACTACCACCCGAAGGAGTCATCGCGCCGCTAACACCGCTCATAAGGCCCATAGCAGCAACCTTGGGTGCAGCGTTACCAATGATACCGCCGGGGAGACCCCCACGTGCAGCAGCGCCAAAGTTTTGGCCGAAGTTTTGGGCGATACCCGCAATTCCGGTTTTAGCCGCAGCTTGGCCAGCAGCTTGGCCAGCAGTATTCACAGCGGTAGTAAGCCCCGTGCCCGAAGCACCCGGAGCAAATGCAGGGATTTTAAGTCCGGCAGGACCACCAATCGTATTGCCTATGGAGACAGCATCTCGTGTAGGAGCAACCTTAGTCAATGCGTTGGTCGCCGTTGACGCTGTTTTAGAAACAGTTCCAGTAGCCGTAGGTGCAAGACCACCAGCAAGCGAAGCGCCGCCATATGCTTGGAGACCGGCCAGTAGACCTTTCTTAAGGCTACCTGTTTTAGCCACGGAGCCAGCAGCAACGAGACCCGCAGCCATAAGAGGGCCAACACCGGGAATGAAGTTAAGTCCAACACCTAGTAGTGTAGGTAGTAGTTTCTTAAGGAAGCCAGCCTCGGGCAGACCTGTTTCTGGGTTAATGGTAAGTGAGCCGCCATGCGCCATAGCCAGACCCTGAAGGCTGTTAACCTCGCCGGGTGTCATGTGGACAAGCATGGTATCTTCGCCGCGACCCTGCGACTGAAGCTCCTGCGCCATCGGGTTCTGGGCTACGTTGAGACCACCTTGCATAGGAAGACCGCCCGTAGTGCCGGGTATAGGCGTACCTAGTTGTGGGGGGCTACCCATAGGTGAAGCTGCGTTGTAGTCCATCATCCCTTATTCCTACCTTGTACCTACGCTTATAGCGGCAATCTGTCCAAAACTAAAGCCCTTACGCATATCAAACTGCCTTCGACACAAAGAACACCTCGACAATAGCCGAAGGAGTAGCTGGGATAGCGGGAGTAACCCCTGCTGAGTAAGCCACCGCTGGTAGATGTTCCATGACTACAGACGTATCTGAAACACGCCACATAACTTCAACCCAAACGCCTTCAGCTTCGGCGTACCCGCTAAACGGCGTCACTGCGATGAGGTAAGAAGGGTCACCAGTCGATTTGCGTGGTGGAATTGTAAACTTACTGTTTGAGTTAGCAACATCTGTTGTAGTGGTGCCATTGTTGTATCGCAGCCAGATATCCACCGACTGCGCATCGTTGGTCGGGTTCTTAAACGACAGGCTGTACATAAACATGTACATACCCGGAGACGCAAAGGTAACTCGCGTATTGTTTACGCCGGTAATAGTGATACCAGTCGTGAAAGACGTAATCTCCAGTTTCACTGCGTAGGCTTCGTCGATAGCTGTTGTTGTCTGATCCACGTTACTCAAGAACTGGTTATGCGGCATCGTTAGGCCGATGCCACTCCCGTAAAAATAGTCAGCGGTGTACGTCTCAGCGTTATTGCCTGCACGCGAGTCTAGCTGGGAGAAGTAATTCTCGATGACGCGGATAACCTGCCGCATATACTGTGGGTCGTACTGCGTCGGTGGGTTAGGTATCGGAGCGGCTTTGAACCTATCGAGTGCCATTAGCGACGTCCATCTGGTCGTGCATCAAGGCGCGGAGCGCCAAGCTGCCATTGGACCCCGAGGTTTTCTGACCTAATCTTAAGCGCCATCTGACGTGCACGGGCACGGACAAAAACTTGGTCGGTATAAACGCCAACCGAAGTTTCAATCACGCGCTGGGTATCCGCAGAGTCGCTAAAGACCGGAGCACCGGGAAAGTTACGTGGGCGAATTTGTAGCGTGACCTCTGGGTCTATATTGCTTGCCGAACCTTCAAAACCTATGTCGGGCAGTATGCGCCGGGTCAGCATGAAGTTGTCACCGTCATCGAGGTCAAAGTCGGACGACTGGATATAGCTGTCCATAGGCAGTGCATCATCATCCACACCATTCTCATGGTTGTACAAAATCCCATCGCCTGTCGTAATGTCCGAGCCGTCAACAGTGACCGACGTATTTGCAGCTTGCGGGTTTGGACGTAGAGGCGTGTCGAGCCAAGCCGTACGGTCTATAGTGCCGTAGTACCAGATACGCTCAAGGTGGTTGTACACGACATAAGCATTGTTATAGTCGCTGCCGCCGTCGGGGTAGAACCACCAGATTTCGTTCCATTGCTCATTGGTCCCGCAGACAATCTGGTCTGCTTGCCCGTAGTTTAGGTTGTTGAACACGTGGTTACGCAAGGTGCATGGGAGCGTCTCGACGCGACCGGTATAAGCATAGAACTTATCCTGCCCCATCCAGTAGGTGATGTTAGCAGCCGACGACACCGCACGTGACGATACAATGGAGATATTATCCGCATACTCCTGCAAACCAAACACGTCGGTCGTGCCGAGGAACTGAAGCGTATACAGGTTGGTGTCAGTCCAAACCAAGATTTCCTGACGAGTTGGCAATGCCCGTACGATGCGCGAACCACGAGAAATACGTAGGTCACCGGCAGTGTTAGTCTGTGTAGGCGTCCAGTCACCCGGAGTATCTTGGTCAGCCCAGCGGATAAGCAACGGGTCAAAGTCAGCCGTGCTAGTCGAGCCGAAAGGCACAGAGCCAAAGGAAATGAGATGTTTGTCCTGCTGCGATACCAGCAACTGCATAATCTGCACAGGCACAGCGTTAGGGTCATACCCTTCGTTAGTGGCATACTCTTGTAGTGTTATTGCGTGCGCAGCCAAAGAAGTGGAGGGGTCATCCGTTGTGCCACGCACCCACCAGTAGCCCGCACCGTTGCGGATGTTCATCACAAGGTCGTTATCGAAGTTATCAAACCACCAGTCACGCTGCGGAAGGTTAACGCCCGAACCAGTTGTACCAAGACCCCAAGCGTCACGACCCCAGACACCCGCACCCCAGCCAACACCAAGCACAGTGATTGCATTGCCCGGTTCGATTTCGGTTTGTACCGTGTAGCCTGAGCCACTTACGGATGCAGTAGAAGACGCTGCCGTTGACGTTACGAACGTAAAACTATTGGCCCCCGTCTTGGTAATCGTCTGAACACCATTAAGCTCAGTGATTGGGATGCCGCCAAGAGCCGAGACAAAGCCAGCAATCTGTACAGGTTCGCCAGTATCCAGCCATGCAGGAAGTGCAGTGGTAGTGGTTACTGTAACAAGTGCAATCGTGTCAGTGACGGCAAAAGTGTTTGACCCCGCCAAGGCTGCGGCGAATGGCGTTATATCATTAAAGTACCCACCGTTCTCGATGTACACTTTCTCGTCCGTGCCTACCGCTAGGAAGTTATCTTGGTACGTCGTAATCCAGTTCCACATCTGACGGCACACACCGTCGAACGTGTTAGGTGTAGCCTTGACCCAGCCACCAAGCTTCTCAGGATAGCCTGAGCGAAACCGTATCTTGTCGCACTCGTACCAGCCGCCCTCGTTGGAGTAGTCGGTCTGGTCGCGGTTCACACCGGGCTTAAACTGGAGCTTGATGAAGGGCATTAGGGTGTCGCGTCCGCGTCAAGGGTTATGGTAGCAGTAGCAAGCACAGTAGTAGTGCCTACTTTCCGAATTTGCGCCGTAAAGACACACTGACCTGAGTTGGGCACGGCGAACTGAAGCGTCCACGTCTGCGTGGTAGAAAGCGCAACCCAAGACCCGGTAGTTCCAGAAGTCAATCCGCCGCTCACAATAGTGATAAACACTTCGTAGTTGACGGCTTGAGCTGTTGGTGTGCACCATGTCTCAAGTGTAGTGAAAGTGGTATTTACCAATGATTGTGCAAGGCCACCGGAAGTAAGACGGTAACCTGCAGTTGCAGCGCGTGCGCCGCCTGTAAAATCACTTATAAACTGGTCGGATATAAAAATGGTAACCGCGCTCTTACCGTAAAAGTTAGTCGGCATGACAATAGCACCGGAAGCAACCCCTGCCAGTGTGCGCACGTTGGTGTCGTTCAGCGAAACCTGAGCCGTGGCTGATTGGCTTAGCTCAAGGTTGATAGACTGCCCTGCAGTGCTACCCCCTAAGCTAATTGGCCCCGATGAGTTGAGCGTCATTTCTTAAGCGCCTCCACTTCAGCCTTTAACTCCGCAATCGCGGCAAAGGCAACGGCAACCAGTTTCTCATAGTCAACGGCCAGTGTGCCGTCGCTACGCTCGCGGACAGCTAGTGGGAATACTGCCTGCACATCTTGTGCAATGACACCGAAGTCTGACTTGGTTACGAAGTAGCCATCCTCGCCACCATGCTCCGCAATATAAGCATCGGTCCAGTCGAAGGTCTTGCCCCCAACTGCTGACACAATACCAAGTGCGTTCTGGATGGGCTGTACGTTTTCCTTCAGGCGCGCATCTGACGAGTAGAAGGCCGTGACGTTGTTAGTCGCACGGATTTCACCCGCAGTACCAGAGCCAGCGGTACCAGCGCCTATCGAGTTAAATTGGACGTTTGACCCAGTACCAAGGCCAAGAGCAGTTGCGGCAGCAGAGGCAGTTGTCGCACCTGTACCACCGTTGGCTACCGCGAGCGTGCCGCTAAGCGTAAGCGTGCCGGATGTTGTAATAGGTGAACCGCTAAATGTGAGGCCCGTTGTGCCGCCAGATGCAGCCACAGACGTTACTGTACCACTACCACCCGAAGCTGCGATGGTGATTGTACCGCTACCATTTGTGATAGTGATGCCCGAGCCTGCGGTAAGCGTTGCCTTAGTCAGGCCGCTGCCGTTGCCGATAAGCAGTTGCCCGTTGGTGTATGAGGTTTGACCTGTACCCCCGTTGGCGACAGGCAGTGTGCCTGTGACTTGTGTACTGAGGCTAACGCCTGACAGAGAGCCACCCAAAGTAAGCGAACCCGAAGTGGTTACCGTGCCAGTGAGCGTAATGCCGTTGACCGTACCCGCACCGCTGACAGAGCTTACACTACCTGAGCCAGTCCCTACGGCTACGCCGTTAATAAATAGGCCGGTAGCGTTGACTGTACCCGCACCACGTGCGCCTAGGGTAGGTGAACCGACCTGCAATCCGCTTGCTGGGTTTAGCGAGGTTATGTCCGAGTTAGCACCCGAAGCCGCTGCGCCAAGGTTAGTCCGAGCAGTCGCCGCGTCGGTTGCACCTGTGCCGCCATTAGTTACAGCAAGTACAGTGCCAGACCAGTTAGAGTTGTTGATGGACGAAAGGACCGCAAGTGAGCCAAGACCCAGACTGGTCCGTGCATCCGTAGCATTGTTAGCCCCAGTGCCGCCAGAGGCGACCGGCAGCGGAGTTGATAGGTTTAGTGCGCCAGCGATTGAAAGCGATGACAAGTGATTGGTGACATCAACCACATTAACGCCGTCGCTATAGACCCACATAGTCTTGCCCGCTGGGACGGTGATACCCGTACCCGCAGAGGTCTTAACCACGATGCTATCTGCACAACTGTTCTGGACGATATACGGCTTTTCAATCGAAGGGACCACGAGGTTACGAGTTGACCCGCCAGTTGTCCCTATGCAGACTAAGCGCATGTTGCGCGCCGTCTGGGATGTGTTGGTGTTAGTAAGCGCAAGCGTGACGTTGCCGCTGGCAAAAGTAACATCCGCAGAGCCTACGATAGCCTCTTCCAAAGCAGTGCCTAGGTTGACGTTCGTGACGTCACCCCACGTGGTCGAGTTCTCGCCCGTGGCCATCAACTGGATTTTGAGGTTGCTGTACGTACTTGCCATCTTCGTTCCTTACGTAGGGATTTGCACCCAAGTCACAGTGTTGCCATCGTTCACTTGCACCCAGTTATTAGTCTGGGCGTCATCAACCGGTATCCAGTTGGGGGTTTGATTGTCATTAATAACGCTCCACACCAATGGGGTTGAGACCAATGCTGCAGCTTGTACACCAGTGACAAGGACTTTACAACTAGCTACGACAGTAGCTGTACCTACCTGACCGGTAGCCGCTAAGCCTGTTACGCGTATATTCTGAGCTAGGCGCACAACCACAGAGGCAAGAGAAGCGGTGGCTTCCAACCCAGTGACAGTTACGTTTGCTACGCCCGAAGTGGCTACCGAACCGATTTCACCAGATGCTGTGACGCCAGATACTGCAACGGGCGTAGAAAGCGCTACGCTTACGGTGCCTAAAAGTGCTTGAGCGGATACGGATGTAAGGGCAGTTGTAGACGTTGCTTGTACAAGCACGGAGCCAAGGGAGGCGGTGGCTTCTACGCCTACCGGGAATACCTTAAAGGTAGTCCTGATTTGTACCGTACCTATCTGACCGGTACCAACGTCGTCATTAGGGTCTACGGATATACTGCCGCCCGCAGAAACGCCCACGCCATCGTCGATGACGTCAAGCGTAAACCCGGTTAGCTCTACAGCTACCCGGTTGGTTTCTTTGATGTCGGAAAATGCTGACCCTGAGAAAGGAGAGAAACCGAACATGCCTTATCCCCTCCTTTCTTCAGTGGGTCAGTACGTAACTTTCTTAGTCTTGGGCAGCGACACGCTTGGACTTAACCGACCAAACAGCAGCGACGATAGTGGCAACAGCACCGGCAATAGCCACGGCAGTTTCAGAGTCGATATAACCCTTACCTACGAGGACACCGCCAGCTGCAGCCAAAATGGTGCGTACTACACCGTAGACTTCGTTCTTATCCATAATAAACTCCTTATGCTTCGTTTGCGGAGACTTTTCCGCCCTTCATAAAAACATACTTGCCAAGTACCGGCTCATCTTTAGGCCAGCGACATGCGACAAGACGGCTTTTACCAAGCTTCATTATGTTTACAGCATTACCTTGGTTACCGCCAAGCACATAATAATGCCCCGTGTCTTCACCTACATAGAAGCCAACATGCCCACCACCTGCACGGTCAAAGACAAGGATAGCTCCGGGAGCTACGCGGTCACGGCGTAGTAGCGAGCCGTAGTCCGACCAAGCCTTAGCGCGCATGTAGTACTTAGGGTAAGGCAGACCGGCTTCAGCCATGCAGTGTGCCACAAACACGCCGCACCAAGGCGTCTCATCATCCCGCCACCAAGCACGTAGTTTAGAAAGCCAGCCTTGAATAACTTTGCTGTGCGCAGGACCGGGGATTTCCTTGGTACCTACGAGTTTCTCAGCAATGACGAGCCACCGAGGGTCAGACATAATTAAGCTTCTCCGGTTGGTAACGTAACCTCTACCCAAGCCAATGTGGCTTCATCCCAATAGTAAGGCTTGCCGTCGTCTGGGTATGCTGTTGGTGCGTCCCACAGGCAGGTGTCTTCGTTCAGCGTCCATGATGGGAAAGGTTGCGGCGCATAAAACGCATCGCGCTCTGCATCGTAGGTAAACCCGATGCCAGCATAGTTTTTGCGTAGCGGACGGCCTTCGGGGTGCTGACCGCCATAGGTGTTATACGAGGTCTGCACCCAAAGCGAGGGATCGCCAAATAGGCCCGTGTCGATAACGTCCTGTTCGATGACCAGAACCTCTGTGACGATGCCGTTTTCTATTTTTGCAAAATGCGCCATGATAAATCCTATGCGAACGTAATTGTGCCAGATGAGTTGAATTGGTAAATTGTGTTACCACCGGATGTTGTGATTGTCGGTGAGCCTGTAGTTGAGGTCGCTGGGACAATAGATGAAATGATAACAACACCAGAGCCGCCAGCAGCATTACTACCAAATGCAGCTTTACCACCACCGCCACCGCCAGTATTGGCTGTTCCAGCAACTGGCGCTACTGATGTTCCGCCTCCAGCACCGCCTCCGCCTGTTCCGCCAGCGGGGCCGCTTGCCGCAAAAATACTACCGCCGCCACCGCCGCCAGCGCGAGTTATTGATGTTCCTGTGATTGACGAAGCTAAACCATTACCGCCACGAGTAGGCACGGTTGATGGCCCATCAGGTCCAGCTTCACTAGCCCCACCGCCTCCAGCACACGCAAAACTGTCAGCATTGTTACCGCCTTTGAAGCCTTGCCCAGCAGTTCCTGCTCCTCCGGTAGTTGGTCCATAACCACCAGCGCCACCGCCAGACCCTCCAGAAACTCCGTTGGCCTCTGTACCACGGCCACCACCAACGGCGGTTGTACGCCCAGTAACTGAAGAGTTACCACCATTACTTCCGGCGCTACCCCCAGCACCGACAGATACGGTCAGTGTGCCTGTGGAATATGTTACGGTTTCACTAACGTATCCGCCAGCACCGCCGCCGCCCGTATAGTTGGTGCTGGCGTTTCCGCCACTACCGCCGCCAGCAATAATTAAGTAAGAGACTGTGGGGGTGGACACCGTTCCAACTGTGCTATTCCATTCGTTTGTACCTGTCTTAAATAATTGCAAAGTTGTGTTTACGGCAAGAATTGATGGGTTAGAAATAGCCCCTACGCCGTTTTGTATTACAGATATGCCAGTTGTAGATAAAACGATGGAATTAGTTCCCCTATTCACAATCGTAATAATAGTACCAATCGGGAACGCGACCGATGCGTTTGTCGGAATTGTGATCGTCTGAGCGCCAGTGTTGGCCGAATATATCTGCTTTCCTGCATCGCCAAGAACGAGCGTGTAGTCGCCGTTCTGCGCGTTCTGCGGGTAGGCCACCGCGCTTGATGGGGCTGCGCCAGATACCCAGCCTGTGCCGTCGCTAGTCAGGATGTTACCAGCAGTACCCGGTGAAGTTAGTCCTGTGCCGCCGTTGCTCGCAGGCAGTGTGCCTGAAGCCGTCGATACGCTTACCGGAGGAATGATACTTGAGAGGGTGGTCATGCTGTGTAACTTCCCGATGAATTAAATTGCATAATAGTGTTAGCGCCAGAAGTCGTTACAGTAGGTGAACCTGTTGTTGTGCCGCTATAGCTGGCAGTTGGTACGGAGATAATGACAACTCCAGAGCCGCCTGCACCGCTGGCACTAACACCGTTGGTACCTCCTCCGCCGCCACCAGAACCTGTATTAGCTGTAGCCGATGTTGCAACTGCTGAGTCAGTACCACCGTTACCCCCGCCGCCGGAACCCCCCGGCGCTGAAGTAGCGTTGTATATCTGCCCACCACCGCCACCGCCAGCGCGTGTGACTGAAGTGCCTGTGATTGATGAGGCAGCGCCAGCGCCTCCACTGCCAGCGGTGGTGCTAACTCCACTCCCACCAACAGCCGAAGCACCGCCGCCACCGCCGGTTGCGTTAGAAACAGATGAAGAAGAACCTCCACCATTGTTACCCTGTCCAGCGGTACCGGTACCACCGGCCCTAGAAGAACCCCCACCTGCGCCACCTCCGGAACCTCCGGAACCCCCAGTAGTGCTAGTCCGCGAACCAAAACCACCACCGACAGCAGTTGTAAACCCGGTGACTGTGCTGCCTGCTCCGGCACCTCCATCGCTAAAAGCAGTTCCAGCGGCCCCGCCCCCACCTACGGTAACGGTGTATGTCTGCCCCTTTGCGAATGTTTGGGCGGAAAGCGGAACGTAACCACCGGCACCACCACCGCCGCCGGTCCCAGCCCCACCGCCACCGCCCGCGATAATAAGCAGGTCGGCGCTATAAGTACCTCCGCCAATACCGGCGGTGTACGAGCCAGATGAGTTAAACTGCAATATGACGTTACCGCCACTAGACGTAACTACCGGGGAACCAGTGAACGTGCCTGAATAGTCTGCAGCAGGTATAGACATGATGAATACGCCAGAGCCGCCTGCGCCGCCAATGCGGAATGTGCCGCCACCTGTACCGCAGCCGCCACCGCCACCACCTGTGTTAGCTGTACCTGCAGAGCCATTAGCATCTGCGCCGCCGTTACCACCACCGCCCGCACCACCTGTTCCGGCTGTTCCAGATAGACGTTTACCGCCTCCGCCTCCGCCTCCGCGAGTTACGGACGTTCCTGTAATGGAGGACGCAGCACCAGCACCGCCATTACCCCCACTGGTGAACCCGTTAGAACCGACTGCGCTGGCTCCGCCGCCACCGCCTCCAGTTTGCTGGTCAGCATCGACACTGCTGCTATATCCTTGCCCGCCAGCAAAGCCTTGCCCCGCAGTGCCTGCTGCACCTGAACTAGGCCCCGTTGTGAAGAAAGTACCTGCGCCGCCGCCACCAGAGCCGCCCGTTGAGGGGTTAGTAGGCGCGCCACCACCTCCCGCGCTAGTGCCACCACCACCTCCACCAATAGATGTAAGCCCAAGGGCTACAGAGTTGCTACCGTTGTTACCGATAGCTACGCTTCCGGGCGCGGCACCACCAGCACCGATAGTAAATGAGTATGTTGTTCCGGTACTAATCGTAGCCGTACCGGTAAGGTAGCCACCAGCGCCGCCGCCGCCTGTACCAGTATTAGTATTAGCCGAACCCCCTGAAGCGCCGCCAGCGATGAGTAAATAGCTTATACTTTGGGAGACTACCACACCCCCCGCGCCGAGCAGAGCGCACATAATCCCAGTCATCAGGTGACCCCTGCGCCTGAGATGAACCAGCGGTCTGTGCCAACCTTAATAATTGTAGCCACACTGCCGATAGCCAGTGTACGGTTGCCTGTTGTGGCAGCGCCTGTACCCGCGAGAATTAAAGTGACGCCGCCAGCCGGGGCCAGTGTCTTAGTCGCGTCTTCGTTAATAATAGTAATCGCCGCGCCGATGGGGAACGCAGTTGTTGCGTTAGCTGGGATGGTAACAGTGAAAGCGCCAGCAGTTGTATAGACGTTCTTGCCCATGTCAGACAGTGCCAGCGTGTAAGTTGATACCTGTTGATTTTGCGGCAATCCGCGATAACCAAGACTGTTGGCAGCGATAGTGCCGCTTGCGGTAATTGTTACGTCTTGGTCGAGTGCGGTTATGTCTGTGTTTGCACCTGACGCGGCAGCGCCAAGGGCTGTTAAGGCTGCTCCTGCTGTGGTCGCGCCAGTGCCGCCGTTCGCTATGGCAAGCGTACCCGTCAGGTCGCTTGTTGGAATAGTAGCAGAAGCGGTAAGAGGTGATGTGCCGCTACCCTTAACGTATCCAGTCAGGGTGGACGCGCCTGTGCCGCCACCCGCCACCGAGACAATACCTGCACCTGAACCGCCTACTTGCGCGTACACATCCCACGTCGTACCGCTGTAGACAAACTGCACGCTGACACCAGAGATGTCGCAAGTAAGGTCAGTGGCCGAGCCGTTGATGGTCGAGCCGTTACGGCCAACTGTAAGGTTATTTGTGGCCCATGAATTTGCGCTATCGACAACGATAACTTGGTCGCCGACGGCTGGGGTGGCCGGAAGCGTAACCGTGAACGAGCCGCCGCTAGTGTCGGTCTGCACGCCGTCGTTGGCGGAAGCGGTGAAGTTCGAGGTCTTGACCGTAGTATAGGTGATGCCGCCAGCCGCAGGGGGCGACGACGTCCACGCGGTTCCGTTGCTGGTGAGTACGTTACCCGTAGTGCCCGGTGAGGTTAAACCTGTGCCGCCATTAGCAGGGGGGAGAAGGCCAAAGCCGTCCGAGATGGACTTACCGGCAGGGTAGTCACAGAACACATCTTTAGTGCCTGCGGCAAAGTCTACGAGCGAACCGCTATTGCTGGACGCAAGCACAGTATCACGCGAAAGCGTGGGGCCAGCGCCAAGATACGTACCAATGCCGACTTCCCACTGACTACCCCCGTTAATCGTGTAGTACGTGGTATTGCCGTTGCCGACCGCACTAAAGGTCTGATACCCCGTAGGCGAGGTACCACTGAGCGTTATCGTACCTGTACCAGTGGTAGTGGTAGTATCGCGTACGCGGTCAGCAACATTTAAGGGCATTGGTTTTCCTTATACGATGCGGATAATGGCAGTGGTATTAGAAGCCGTTGGGAAGATGATGGTGAAGTCGCCGTCTGTCGAAGATTTATCCGAACCGAAGTCCAACGAGGCAACTGCAGCGTTCGTCAGCGTAGTGTTCGCGTTCGAGTTAGCCGAAGGCGTCGTGTTGTAGATGAGTGCGCCGCGTGCCGTGATGGTCGAGTTTGCGAAGGTCAAGTCGGAAAAGTCCGTGAACCCTGTACCCGAAGACGCGTTGTTGTTCGACGTCACAACACCAAGATTGACCAGCGTACCACCGCCAGCAGTGTAGTTAGTGCCTACTACTTCGTCAGACGCAGTGTACGCGGTGGTGTTGGCGTCAATCGAAGCCGACGAAGTATACATCGCCAACTTAAAGGTATCACCGCCTACGCGGAAGTCGTGCACAGCAAGCATAAGCTCGGCCTTAAACGACGTGGACATTGCTTGGGTAATTGCCATCTTAAGGCCTCCTTATGTATCGAGTATGGCGGTTAACTCTGGGTACCCCGCCTGTTTAAACTTATTCACCAGAGTTACGTTGTGGGACCGCACTGCCTCGTGCATATAATGCACAAGCACCCCACGGATGCTGTCTTTGAAGGCTTCGGCTTGGTCGCGGATAGCAGGGTGTGCGTTGCTACCGACATAGATAATCTTATCCAACGCACGCTCGGCAACTTCCTCCGGCGTGAAACCACGACCTTCGGTTGTCATTACCATTACGTTGCCAACAGTGCCTGAAACGGGGTCGAACATCTATACCTCCTACTGGACCGGATACCGCGCTTGTGGCGTCCGGTACATATCCTGACGGTTCTTGCCTTCGCCAAGCTGCTTGAGCATGCCCAGTGCCTCGTTGTACCGTTTCTGGTACTCGGCGTTGATGTCCTGCTCACCCTTCATAAAGATATACGCTTCGATAAGCGCACCATAAAGCAGCACGCTGTCGAAGTTATCACCCAACCAGCTTGTACCAGCAGTTACGATGGACTCTGGGTAGTAGAAGTAATGCAGTTCGACTGCATAGTTTGCGTCTGGCGTCGGCCCCAAGATGTACGAGTTCTCGTCAAAGTAGGCGTAGTGTGTGGGTATGCCTGTCGTGCTCGGGTTAGGAAACGACTGCCGGATAAAGCTGACGTCCTTGTTGAGCAAATACTCGTAGCGCCCAGTAGCGTCGATAACCGCCATGGAGAAGTTAGCCAGCCAATCTGAAGGCACAGACAGGTATTTATTGCCGGATGTCATGTTACCCGTCACGTTCTTGCGCAAGTCAAGCAACTGCACCGCGTTAAAGATGCGTTGCTCAGCCTGTTCTATAAACGTGTTAATCTGTTCCGCAGACGTCAAAGTCACCGTGGAGCCGGTAGGGCCGGTCCATGAGGTGTTGGGGAAGTCGTTTTCGACGTACCCTTTGATTGTCTCGAACAGTTCAGAGTAGTTCATTATGCCAGTTTCTTGCTGCTATGCGTGCCCTTGGTAGCCGCGCCAGTGCCGCGAGTCTTCACAGTCTGTGTGTTAGCTACGTTATTTGGATAGCCGTTATTGTTCTTCACAATCGGCACCGTTTTTGGCTTGTAGTCCATATTATTTACCCCGCGAAGATTTCTTCTGGTTGGCGATTTTGGCAAGATTGCGACCCATGGTCTTCATCTGCATGTTG